CATGTTTACTTCTCCTAAACATTTATTTTTTACATAGGATTTGCGTGGCTAACAAAAATAAAAAGAGAGAGCGCTTCGCTCTCTCTTTTATCCGATCAAAAGTCTCTTTCTACCTGTACAAAGATCTTACAGTTTCCAGCTACGTTGTAGTAGAACGTTGTCTCGACACCTGTAGTAAAGTTTGGTAAATAAATAGCCCCTGTAGGGTTAGCAGTATCTCTTGCTAATGTCAGCGCCAGTTGTCTGTACCGAAGTGTTGCTAACTGCTGTCTGGAAAGTGTGAAACCGCCTACACCGGCATTACCGCTAATATTCAACGACGTTGACGGTGGTAGTGGTAAAATCGTTTCCCCTTCCCAACCTAAAGCGGTTGCTGCAGCACCCAGTAACTGTATCTGACCTTTAAGGTTCAAACTCCAGTTATCCGTTTTAAAGGGAACAGCAATAGTACCTTCAACTAATGTCAAAGGATCAACTTCCACAATCCCTTTGCCCTGGTATGCATAACAACAGAAGTTAATATCCATTGCGGTATTACCGTAAGCAACATAGACACGACGTTTCTTCAACCACTCACCACCGGAATACGCTTCACCACAGCTACGATGATCGCGAGGATACCACCATTGTCCTTCTGCAGGAAATGCCGGTTTAGCGAAAGTATATACAGGAGGTAATGTTGAATAACCCTGAGTCAATGTTTCAGTATCAGGATCATATTCAAAATAGTACCAGCGGTGGCCATTGATCAAACTACCGGAACCCCAGGATTTGGTTGTAGTGACTTTAACAATATAGTTTCTTTCACCATATTCATCAAAACCATCGCCGAAACACAGAACGAGTGGAAAGTCGTCCAGCGTGTTAGTGGTCTTTAACTCACTTCCTACATTTAATAAGAAGTTAGCATTACCATTGGCATCTACAGGTCCTGTTAAGACAGTTTGTCTAACGTTACAGGTTCTGGCTACGGTAGCTACCGCCTGAGAAACTTTCTGATCGACATATGCTTCACTAGCTGGTGCTGCGATTGTAGCATTAGAAACATACACGTCATGAGTAGGTGCGGTTGTTTTTTCAACAATCTTCACCATCTCAATCCAGTTCTTTCCTGTGAAAGAAGCTAAATCAACCGGTGCTGCAGGATAACCAACAGCAGTACCTGCCCAAGTCACTGGACCAGCAGTATCATCTAATGACCACTTAAATCGCATACCGGCACGTAATGAATCATTTAACGTTACCGTAGTACCAGTAGTGTGGTTAAAAATCAACAACTTATCGGCATCGGCACTGGTGACTGTATACGTGGACGCAGTTATGTTAACGATAGGAATTGCTTTAAATGGGTCAGAACAATTGTTATCTACCAAGAAAACATCGTGTGCCGGTGACACCGCCTTGGTAATCATCAGTAGTGAGAACACCTGACCGTCAGTAGTAACCTCCAGCGATTCAGCCGGATTTACTTTAGTAGAACTGCCCGACAGTACAACCTTAGCAGCACCAACTGGTTTGATAATACTGAAGTTCATACCTTCCGGTAAATTATCGTTCACACTAACCGTGGTAGGACTAACGGTATTGGTGAAAATCAAATTCTTACCAATGTCACTGGCGACTACGGTATAGGTTTGTGCAGTAACAATTTTATTCTCAGCAGATAAAACATCTGCATTCAGTCTGTTACTGTCTAACAAGAAACGGTCGTGCGCAGGTGATACCCCAGTATCCGTTTTCATGAAATAACAGATTTCACCAGGAGTAGTCGTTCCATTAATCGTACTAGTGGAATAGCGTTCGGCAGTACCCACAAATTGAACAGTACCGGCAGTAACATGTTGTACTGCACGGAAATACATACCTTCCGGTAAGCCATCATTGATGGTTAATTCACAGCCTGTTGGACTAGTGAATATTAACGTAAAGCCAATGTCGGTATCTACGACGGTATACGTCGCATCAGTAATGACTTTAAACAAAGGACCATTAACTCCATACTGACCCAGTAGTCCCATGGCATTATTAACATTCATCTGTTGTTCAGTCAACTGTGTAATTAAGTTGGTAACGTCATTAGTGATGTTACTTGGCAGTGACACCACAGGAGCTGCAGGAAGAGCCGCAATAGCATCTTTTATTTCCACCAACTTATAACTCAGGACTTCTAAGAAAGATTGTCCGGGTTCATCATCGTCCATAATGTGGACGTTCAGTGTCTTTTGCTGACCACGGAATTGCATCCAGTTAACCGGATCCATTTTATCAAAAGAACCCGCCAACATAATTTCAGTGAACAGTGTAGCGTCAACTGATCCACCCGTCATTCGACAGGTAAAGCTCACGCTATCCCAAATGTTTTCTGCCAAAACAACGTAGCTATAAACCTCTTTAGCGGTTGCTTCTGAGTATGTCAGATACATGGGCGAGTATTTATAGTCTAAAACCGCCTGTAATACCTTACCAGTAGGATAATCTAGGTTGTAACCCTTGACTACCAGGTCTTGTAAATAGAAGGCAGAAGGCATTAGGGGACGAACCATCAACGAATCAGTAATCGGTTGAATTTCATCCACAATGTAGTTTGATGGTAATGTAGCATAGGCGTCATAGGGTACATAGTTACCCATTGAGTGCAGCGTCATTTCTATTTCGTCCAAATCATGGACTAACAGTGTAATGTACTCAACGACATCCATACCTAAGGCAGTTGATGTCGGTTCTACTAAAGGACCAAATGCAAAGTCAACACCTTCTACCAGCGGATACCCGCCAGGATTGGCTACATTAAAACCTACTGCAGAAAAGGTGGATTTAAAGAAAGGAACCTGTTTAACAGGATACATCTTTAAACGTCCTGCCAACACCTGTCTTTCATTCTGGAAATAGTTTTCCGTAGCTACCCCTGTAGCATCATAATAGACGTGTGTACCTAATGCGTGGTACCATATCTCTACGGATGTCCAGCCCGAAGTAATAAGTACTGCTTTGTCATGAATAGGAACACCGAGTGCAGTGCTATAGGGTTCCTTCAGTGCTGACATTGAATAATCGGTACCCAACACCAACGGTGTGCCGGCAGGAAACAGCGGGCTAAAACCCACCATACTAAATCCACTAGCGAAGAATAAACCTTCTTTGGGAATAACGTTTGCGCCAGACAGTAAATAATTCTTCTCTTGAGAAATGTAATTTAATGGCGACACACCCGTTACGTCATAACGCTTAGGCATTTATAAGCTCCTTAGAGACCAATGGCCCAATAGGTGATAGTTCTGATACCAGTAGGATATGCGTCAGCAATAGGTTCGATCTGCAGCGTACTGATACCTTCTTTCTTCGGTTTGCTATACACAACTTTGTGTTCCTGTACCAATGTGTCATCTTCCATATGGACTTGTATGTTACAATACAAACACTGATTGGCAAAGGCTACTGGAAAGGTAATAGCTGTGGGTTTTGAACCTGGACCTGTAAGGATAGCCGGATCGTAGTCGATCTTACCTGTTTTTACTTTGAAGAACTCGGCAACAGGTATGTCATAAAACGATAATGAACCGTTAACAGAAGCCCAGGGTATCAGCTTCAACAGTTTCATCTGAATGGTATTCAGTTGACCTACCTCTGCAGTGCTACCGGATAATAAAGCGATGATTTGATTCAGTGACAATAATAAAGGATCCATGAATTTAGGACCCAGGTCCTCTACATCGTCCACCTGAATCGCACCTTCCGGAGCGTGTAAAGCTTCTATGATGTCTCTGAAGTCTTCATGGATCATCTTCATCCCTTCAAAGCCTGAAATTAAGGGATGGGTATGTGGAGTAGGTGGGAATGAATCCGGTACGTTCTCCCAATCCAATGCTGACAATTCAAACGACGTTAATGCGTGGAAACCTTCAGTAGCAAAAGCATTACCTGACGGATAACTACCACCCAATGCCTGGTAATTGATTCGATAATCTCCAGAAGACGTTAACCCAATCAGTGCTATACTACCATGAATTTGTTTACCGATGGCAGCAATAGCATCTTGCCATATATGTGAAAAGAAGTAATGTTCCCCTTCGCGTAAGGTAATACCGTTCTGATCAACGATACTGAAACTGTCTTTGTAGAATGGTCCCATCGTAGGAATAATCAGATATGGGTTGGTTTCACCGGCAAAAAGTACCGTGTGCATTTCATTAATAATCTTGTTTGCAGGCAAAATACCTGTGGGGTCAAAAGATAAAGGCATTGCTCTTCTCCGCTAAGTAGCCAAACATACGATTAATCCTGTGTGTACTGAATAAATAATAGGGGCTGAAAGAATGTACGAAATCATTAGAATAGCAGTCATGAATAATAGGACATGGTCTGTTCTAGAAACACCTTATCCTACCATCCGAGAATTGGTAGCGATGTCTTATGATGGCTTTATTGATTATCAAGAAGTCGGAAATCCAGTTACCCGCCAAATCAAGATTAAAGATATTCCTTATCTGATGAGTGATTTGGATACAGCAATAGATGTTTATCTGTTAGCGTATAACGGCCCACTCTTTGATGAAAGCCATAAGCGTAGTGTACGTCGTCCTAAACATATACGGTATATCGATTTTTGGGATTATGGCTATACCGCAGAAAGAGGCTGTTGGGCATTAGGGAAAACCGTTATTAATCCTGATGCTAATCATTCTGATATTTATATTGGAAAGGGTACGGCTTTAACAGAGCCCAAAGACAACGTTGACAAACTGTTATACCTAGTGAATGGTCGTGTCTTCTTTCCTGAAGTAGTTAATGATAAAGTCTATTTACGAAATGCGTATTATCGACTGAATCGTAAAGAACGTCAGTCTATGGGGATTATTGACTTTACTCAACTGGGCGGATTTAAAAAGGAAATACTTACTGAAGCGATGGTTACTGTTAAAGAAAGTAATCACATTTATTCGATAGTAAACATTCGTCCTACTGTAAATATGTATGATTACTATTTACCGGATATTGATTCTGCGGTAATTACGATAGATAAATTGACTGCGGGAGATTATTGGGTTTTTGTAGGATCCAGTAAGGTTACTGTCAGTACATTTAGTTTGCTGTTAGAAGCACAGAAAGATGTTTATGAAACTGTTAATGGTACAGATGTTTTAGTCTGTACTGATGATGAAGTCAAACAGCTGTATAAACGTTTGTCTAAAGCTGTCTTCTTAATTATTCGCGGGCACCTGTTTCAACTAGAACAGGGATATGTGATTGGCGACGATGGATTGATTCAAGTAAAACTCTATCATAGAAAAATTGTCGGTATGGCCGATAGTCCTATGGAGGAACAAGATTGGATTAAACCCGCAAATGGAAGATTCCTAGGCTTTGATCTAAATACCTTGGATATTGAAAAATATGTAACTTCAGGAAATAGCGCAGTACTCATTGTGGATAATGACCGCTTAGCGATGATGGTGGAATATTTGCAGACGAGTGGTTTTAATGGTGAGTATCTCCATTACCGAGCACCGCGTGGTATACTGTATCAATGCGATGGTACTATTGGCGAGTACATGATACGTGATTGGGACTTTGATCTGGTAGCTTTATCCGTATCAGAACCTCGTACGGTGGATAGTATCGTGAATACAATACACTCTACCCAAATTACCAATATGGCAAATGTACCTACGATACAACCAAAAACACGTCGTTCTGCTAAAATGGTAGATTACTACGCACTATAATTTTAGGGAGTCAATGACTCCCTATTATTTTTGACTAGACAAAGAGATAGTATAGCAATTAGAGAGAGGAGTTTATTCTCAATGAAGATGTTAACAGCATATACTGATGGCGGTGCACGTTTTTATGATGGTGTACAATCAGCCGGTTGGGGATTCTATGGTGTAGATGAATCCAACAATGAATACACCGGTTATGGTGCAGCTGGATATGGTACTAATAACCATGTTGCAGAAGTATTAGCCGCGATAAAGGTTTTGGAGTTTGCCTTAGAAAAAGGCGTAGAAAAACTTCAGATGTTCCTGGATTCGGAATATGTCATTTTGGGGATGAATAAAATTCATAACGGTGAAATGCCAGCTACCAATAAAGACTGGTGGTTACATCTGGAAGAGCTTAGGAATAAAATCCTGGAAAAGAATATTGACGTTAGCTTTGACTGGGTGAAAGGTCATAGTGGTGTGGAAGGAAATGAGAAGGCGGACATATTAGCGACTCGTGGTGTATTAATGCAGCGTAATGCAAACACTGTTGAACCGGTTGATGTCTACGAGTGTACCACATCAGAACCTGCTAAGAAAGAGAAAGAAGAAAAGTTTGATCCTCTGCACCCCATGATTACCGGGCGTGAGTGGTTCTTTAAAACTAATTTGGAACATACGTTACCGGATGGACGCCATTACTTTGCCAGCCTTACGTATGAGAAAAATAAAAAGGAAGGTTCTAAAGACGTCAAGAAGAATGCTGGTAAAGTAGCTTCTGATAGTCACTATTGTCTTCTAGTTTCTAAAGGTGGTTTGGATATTCTACACACCTTGAAAGCGGACTTTGACAAAATGGTAGGTACTGAACAAGCTCCGGTACTTGTGAATATGGATGTTATCAAGAAGAAAGATCATTGGAAAGAAATGAACAAAAACATAGCAAACTATATCGAGTATAAAACTGATATGGGAGTTATGCCAAATGGTGATCTCTTAGGTAATGTACTACGTCCTCCATTGTTGGCGTATCGCCTAGCCGAATACTTTAGAACAGGTATTGACCTGATCGACTGGTTCGAGAAGAAAGATCCTCGATTGACTGTTCATGAAGTAACTGACTTTTTCATCAAGACCGATGATAAAGGTAAACAAGAGATGACTAAGAATTATGGCATTGCCGATCGCAGTGTTATCTTTCAACGTGTTCCTTTGCCGGATGGTCGAGAAATTCAGGTTCAGTTAACAGCGGGAATTGATATTCCTGTGCGGAATCAAATCAACGCTATTGTTAAACAGAATGTAAAAGAACCCGTCAAGGTATACTTAGTCATTTGGGATATCTTCTCAAAGAGCTATCACTGTGGAACAATTATTACGTGTGCAGATGACGTAGCGGTCTATTACACAGGCGAATCTACATACCGTATTATCGACTAAATAAAGGGAGTCCTCACGGACTCCCTTTACACGTCTCGATAATAACCGTAACTTTACTTTCAATATCTTCAAGCTTTTCAAATAGATGCGAGTTTAAATTAGGAGTTAGATCAAAGATATAGTGATCGACAATAATGTAACCCGACTGGATAAAAAGTATGAAGCCCAGTGCATACACTCTGGGGAAAGCTCGGAAAGCTGCTTGTATTAAAGTAAAGGGCGTCATTTTATGTTTCCGTTTCTATTCACCACAACATATTATTCGACCAGAAATAGGTAAATCCTCATGGCAAAATTATATACCTTCCTGGAGATAAACAGTCGTTTATCTCCTACCGCAGCAGGTTTTAATGCAATCGGCGAATTATCTGCCTTCTGTAAAACCTATGCACCTGATACGCGTATCGATGAGCGTAGCAACATCACCTTTAATTATTTTGGTGGTGAAGAATTTGTGGGCTCTGAAGGAACTCAGTATTTGGCCGCTTTATCTTCATTGGCGGTTTATTTGAATGCTTCTGGTATTCATTCAGGTGTTTCCATCAGCACTACACTGGTAGCTGCGCTTCAATCATTGTTGGACGGTACCTCAGGCTCGTATACTTATGAAGTTTTGTCCGCCGGTTCTGTAGTAAGTGATACCGGAAGTGATTGGCCAAATTACTTCACTATCCGTGTCACCTATTCCGCCAGTGTCTTTGACGTTACTATTTGGCTGACAGATGCTACCTTCATGGAAGATTATCCGCTGGCTAATTTTGAAGTTGTTCCACCTATCGACAATTGTTTGGACTTCATTAACAATTTCCCAATTGCTAAGTTTGAAATTACTAACCGTAGTTTCGATCAGCATATGAATCGCGCACAGACGCATCTAATGGGTCACGTAGTAACTGGTTTTGAATCGGTAACGCTGCGCATCTATAACAAAGATAACTTAGCTGAGTATTTCGATTGCCCATTCATTGTTGGATACAACGGGCAGAAAGGTGTTACCTATGCTAATCTGATTGCTGCTATTCAAGCTTTCTTATTGGGTCTGGGAGGTGGATACGATCTGGAAGATTGGTTGATTACCATTCCTCAGTTGAATGCTGTGGGTACCTACTATCTCATTCCTTATTGGGAAGGTGTAGCCAAACCCAACCCAAATCCATTATTGGCCCCATTGCAATACAATCCAATAATACCCATGATACATGGTTCTAATGAACAGATTGTTGATACAATTTGGTCTACCTATTTCCAGGGCGCATTTATTCAGTCCGAATTTAGGACGAAAGCTGAATACGGCGTAGCCGCATATAAGTCAGCAGGCTTCTTCATTGTACCATCTTCTTCAAACGGTGGTGGTAGCTGGGATCGTTTTAGCGAGACATTCAGCGACTTCGTTGTCACCAGTATTGTTTCGTTACCGGCATTGGGTCTGTCTGTCATTACTGAAAACGTAATACGAGACATCCATGATACATTACAGGCTGCAGAATCTTATCACCTCGGTGATCCAATTCCTCCACATCCCTCTACCAATACCTTTTCGGTAGAAACCTTTAACGGCAAACATTACATGACACTGTTAGACACAAATAACAGTGCCAAGATATACGTGTTAATCCGTGAAGACTATGAAAATATTTGAGGTGATCTATGGCTGTAGCACACCCCAGTAAAACGCCAGCTATTGACGCTACAGGGAGTTACGTATTACGTGCACCCTGGTCAGTTGACCCAGCATCCAGTTACCGCTGTGAAGCTATTCAAGGTTTCGAAGCGATTGCAGAAAAGGGTGGTAACGTACTATCTGACTACTATCAGCCTAAAAACGGTATTGATGGATTTGATGCAACGGATGCGTATAATACGGATCGTTCTCGTAACGTCAATATTGTTACACTGATGAGTGGTGCTGGAGAAACAATTTATGTTCCCAGCACATTTATCATCAGTTATCCGAATGAACTCAGTGTTCCCTATGGACGTATCGTTCTTGGTGTGGATGTTGGTCCCCTACCTTCAGATTTTCCATTGGATGATCTGAAAGCGGAACTGGCCGCTGTAGCAGCCACCTATGTTGGTAACGGTGCTATAATGGTCACTACACACGTAGTACCTCTTGCAGGTTTTGTTGACGTTAATGCTGCGGCTAATTTAGCGACAGCTCGACTCAATCAAACCAAAGATGCATTGAATATATTTGCCAGTAAGCTACAGACTCAGGAAGAAAATGATAAGCTGAAAAGTAAAGTAGGTGCATTAGAGGAAACGTTGAAAGGCTTCTTCTCATAATCTAGCTACCCTACACGGGTAGCTTTATTTTGCCATTTCAAAAACAAAAGAAACGTATATTCTTATAGTGAATCAATTAGCCGACTGTTTCGGCAAGGAGAAAGCTATGCAAAATCAAAAGAAATCGATGGTACCTCTGGTGAGTCTGGTTATACAGTCAATACTGTATATAGCGACACCTTACATTCTTGGTGGATATATTTTCGCCACGCTGATGCCCGAAGAGCACTTTATAGTGACTGTTAGCCTAGGTGTTATTGCCGGATGGTTATTCCATCGACTAATGGCTAGAGTCGTAACATCAGGAATATTGTTTCCTGAGAACAGTTCTATGGTCACCGCCTTTATCTGGTCATTGAAGAATGAGCCCGCCAAATGGTTTATTCGGAATGGTAAACTAATGTTCAGAAAAAGTAGTCGTGCAGAGTACTACGGTTGCGGTGATTTAAAAACAGATGAAGAACTCATAGAACTGAATCCGTATCAGTTCGATTTCTTCAATTCTGTGCGGTTGGTTTCGGCTATACGTGAATGGGCAGAAGGTCAAGGTAAAACTTGGCGGTAACTATAGCAGTCTCTTCGGAGACTGTTTTTTTTTGTCTTTTTAAACTGTAAGTAGTTTTCATATAGTGATTAAGAGAAAGGGTTATTGACTATGTTAGTGGAAGAGATAGCACTTGCAGGTTATAAACGATTTAAGATGGATATGGTGAGGTCCTTTCACTGGACTCCCAAGAGTAGGCTGGGATTAATATTGTCAGGGAATGGCGCTGGTAAGAGTAGTCTGTTAAACGAAATAAATCCAATGCCGGCTAATAAAAATGATTTTGTTAGTGGGGGTAGCAAACGATTTGTATGCTCTCTGGACGACGTTCGATATAAATTGACATCTGACTTCAGTAAAGGGCAGTTACACTCCTTTAAACGCATTGTAGGAGGTGTGGAAGAGGAACTGAATCCTTCCGGTACAGTTACTATCCAGAAAGAGTTGGTAGAACAGATTTTACGGTATGATAATAACATTCATGCCTTGTTAACGGGACAATTACGTTTTACTACAATGTCTCCGTCACAGCGAAAAGAATTATTAATGGACATATGTCCTTTAGATCTTGGTTATGCCACAAAGTTATATGACGATATTCGTGTCATGGCCAGAGATGATCAAGGTGCTTTGAAACACCAACAGGTGAAGTGTGCTGACTTAGAATCTAAGTTAGCGTCGATTGATATTACTGATGACGAAGATACTGTTAACTATCTTGAAGAGATGGTGCAGAAACTATTACCGTTCAAGGGTAACAAAGATATTGACTTAGAATCATTATGGAATACCATCTCCAGTATTACAGCCTCGTTGGAAGTAGCTGTTCAGAAGTGGGACAAGTGGAGAACCGATATTCGCTTACCGAAAGGTATTCATAATTTAAATGATCTGAATAATGCTATCGGTCAAAAAGAAGCTTTGATACAAAGCAGTATTACAAAGCTGGAAGGTTTAACTAAGCGGGCATTGGAAATAAATACAGTGATCGATCAGATGGATAGTCAAGGATTATCTGTTGATCAGATTAAAGAACGGTTAGAAATTGTTCAGAAAGAATTAGTGCATTTCACACGTACTAACTTTTCATTGGATCAGTATAAGCCTAACAGTGTTGATCGGTTCAATCGAATTAGTTCAGAGATTGAGAATAGTATTGCGGGTGTTGAGGTTTCTATATTCACTACTGAACAGATTGATGTGATGCAAAAACGTTACGACGATTTAACTGCTCGTTTCCTTAGCATTAAGCAGAGACTGTCTTCCGAACAGGATAGGTTATCTCATCTGAAAGAAGATAGTCAATCGGTTGTTTGTTCTAATTGTAAAACAAAATTATCTATTTCCGGTTTAGATATTGAACAAGAAATCGGTAGACTGGAACGCGTTATTGAAAATGGTAAAATAGCTTACGATAAAGCTGACCGTGAACTACAGTCCATGATTCCTGAAAAAGGAAATATGGAACGGTATATTAAACTGCGTGATAGACTGAATATGTTAATCCGTAAAGATGATGCGTTTGCAGATTTCTTTATGAATAGTGATTGGCACATTGACAAAGTCATTGAGAATATGGGCGGTTTTCTTACGCATATTCAACAATTCAATCTGTATACACAGAACTGTGAACGGTTTATTCAGTTGCAAAAGGAAAAGGATTCTTATTTGAATGCCTTGAAGCAACATGAATTAATAGGTAGCGATATCACTCAAACACAAACCGCATTAGAAAAAGAGATTGAAGCCGAAGTTATCTTACAAAAAGAATTGAAAGATGACATCACTCACTTTATGCGTGCTGCTAAAATGTATGATCACTTTGTTCAAATTACTGAACGTAGTGAACAAATGTTAATTACTTTGTTTGATACCTTTAAAGAATGGGTTGATTGTTCTATTCAGAAAGATGCACGTGACCGTCTGTCAGAACTCTACAGTCGATTAGGGGCAATTAAACATTTAGTTAACCAGAAAGGTTTGTTGCAGAAAGCTATTGTCGATGCCCATGCAGATATTAGTCTTTTAAAAGAAAGGCAATCTGATTTGGAAGTTTTATTGTCCGTACTATCACCCACCAAAGGTGTGGTAGCGGATCAGATGACGGCGTTCATTAATAGCTATGTTGAACAGATTAACAAAGTGATTGATCAAATCTGGGAACAATCTATGACGGTATTAGGTTGTCATTTGGAAAATGGTGGATTGGATTACAAATTCCCTATTGATACTGAGGGGCAATTAGTACCCGATATTAGTCTCGGTAGTGCGGGTATGCGCGACGTTATCGATTTAGGATTTGTATTAGTCATGCGTCAATATTTGAATCTAGTGGATTATCCGATCTTTATGGATGAAACAGGTTCTACGTTTGACTCCGCACACCGTTCTAATCTGTTACGCTTTATTAAAAATCTATTGGATACACAACAGTGTCAACAAATATTCATGATTAACCATTATGCCGATTGGCATGGTGGACTGAGTAATTATGAAGCAGTGGTTCTGGATAACCGTAATATTGTTGTACCGAGTATCTATAATCAAAATGTGAAAATTAATGATGGTGTATGATGGAAACCAAACAAAGTAATTTCCGCGTCGTTACTATGGGGATCGTCGCAGCCGATAAGCTAGACGGTTCCCGTTTTATTGAAGTCTATCCAGTAGAATTCCTTCCTTTCTTTGAAGGAGATATCACTAACGCCATAATTGATGTTGAAAAAGAAGGTATGTCAATTACCGGTGAGAAGTATGCTGTTAACTTGAAAAAGAGTATGTCAGTTAAAGCAGACTGGTTAGGTGAAACGAATCGTCGAACAGCTCCTACCATTAAACGGGGTGAGCAAGTAAAATTATGGTCAGCAGGTGACAGCGAACGTTATTGGTGGGAACCTTTAGGACGTGATGATAAATTACGTACTACTGAGTCAGTTACCTATGCATGGGCTGCTCGCGGGAAAGCGGATGAATTAACTGCTAAGAATACGTACTATGTGACTGTTGATACTATCAATAAACATATTACGTTAAGTACCAGTATAGCGAATGGGGAATTTACAACTTATCTATTGCAGGTGAATGCTGCTGACGGTAACTTTACAGTTAAAGATGGGTTTGATAATCTGATTCAATTAGATTCAGCTGAAAAGAAGATTACCTTCATGAATGCTGATGGTACGTATTTAACTTTGGATAAGAAAGATATTAAGGCATTTGCTAAGGAAAATTTTAATGGGGAATTCGGTAAGGACTTTGACCTGAAGGTCGGCGGTAATTATACTGTCAATGTCACCGGTGACTACAGTGAAACCGTGGGTGGTAATAGCAGTACTATTATCCAGGGCGATGTTAACAATACGGTGATGGGTAACCAGACTGACGTAATTATCGGCGACTTTACGTTAAATGGTAAGAACATCACCCAGATTGCTTTGACTAATTATACCGTAAATGGTATTAATGTGACCCTATCCGGAAGTGCTACTTGTAATCTGGCCGCCCCCACAATCGGTATTGCTGGTGCTATCAGCATGTCGGGGCCGGGCGGCGCTCCAGGAACATGCAGTATTGTTGGTGATGTTACTCAAACCGGTAATATTGTACAGACCGGTACCTTTAACTTAACAGGATCTTTGACGGCATTGTCGCTATCGGCTCCACTGATAAGTTGTACAAATATTAACTTGTCTACGATAAATGGAATTCCTGTTGCTAACTATTTGATTGATACTTAATTAGGAGATCCGAAAGGATCTCCTTTATATCCGTTCAACTGAAATGAAAACGTATATTCTCTATAGGAGTCAACTAAGGAGAGCTCAGTATGTTTGAAGAATTAATAGAAGAAATGCGCAATCATTATGGACAACTTTGGATAAAGAATGATCGTGCGCATCAGGAGCCGCACTTTAAAGAGGTGTCAGAAAACTTCCGTATCATTGCAGAGAAGTTGGGTGAACATCGTACGTTATTCTTGAGGATGGGAACAATAGCGGCGTACACGCATGACATGTTCCGGCACGTGGATAAAGACAAACATCACATGTTGTCCGGCAGACACTGGCGAGAAAGTGATGATCCCTTTGTCCTATCAGTCAGTCCCTTGAAACGGCAGATGATTGCGGAGGCGTGTGAAGAACACCGTGCATCTTTCAGTGGTACGTATAGTTCTAAGTTCAGCGAAATCTTTGCCGTTGCTGATCGCGGATTACCACGTATTGAAAACATTTCCAATATGTTGAAACGTAGTATAGCGTATCACATCGATGTTAATGGTCTTTCAGAAGCCGAAGCTATTAAGGAAGCAAGCCAACATCTGAAAGACAAGTATGGACCCAGCGGGTATGCCCAATATCCAAAGCTGGTGGAAGATTTATTTAAGGAAGAGCTACAACAATACCGTGAAGCTTTTTTACAACTATAACATTCTAAAAGGAGAATGTCTATGAACCAAGAAAATGTTGAAAGTTTTGTATCACTCTGGAGAGAATTGGAGGAGTGGTGTAAACCGCACGTTAGCGATGTGGATGACATGTTGTGTTATTGTGGTAATGACGACGAGGGTTACTTCGTTACCCGTAAAGGTTATGAATATGACGAAACAAAAATTCCTATCCCGCAAGATATGAATAAGAAGTTTCTCCAGTTCGCAGGTGATGCTTGCGGCCTATTCATTGATGCCAATTTTAGGATTGCTCATACGGTAATGAGAAAGGTGAAAGCCGATTATCCAGATATTAATTTCCTGGTATTCGTAGGTGAAAGGGATTCGTTTGGTCCAGTTACCTACTGCATCAGTACCAATTACTTTCAAATCGTGATTGCATAAGGAGCAATTATCATGTCCAATGAAATACAAGATCGTTTAGTAGCCAATCTGCTGAAACTGGATGATAAGTTGATGGATTGTGAAATCGATGATGAGGTCTATGTTAAAGGGGTAAATGGTAAAGTGGTAGTTACCGATTACCTCGAAGACGACGCAGACCTGGATCCAGAAACCGAACAGTTGTTAGAGGATATCCATATGGATGCCGCTACACTGTTCGTCAACATTGATGGAACCATCAATCATGATGCAGTCAACGATCTTCAGAACTTGGCCACATCGCGCAGTCAAGGTATCATTCTCAATGAATATTTCGAAGTGGATGATGACGGTGAGATGGTGATGGGTGATGTCAACTTCTCCCTTCTGGAGGATTGACGGAATAAAAGGAGTCCTCACGGACTCCTTTTTTTTTTCACAGTTCTGCGATGATCTTGTTGACACTTTCTTCATAGGCAACTGAAGCGATCTTAATCTGAAAGAGAACAATAGACAACAGTTCTACTTCACGGCCAGCATGATAAAGCATATCTGACAACTTAGCAGCAGATGCTGAAGGCATCTTCTCCAAGTAATCGGCTTTTTCATTGGCATCAATCAGTTTCTTTACAAGAACAGAAATTTCTTCTGTCATTTTGGGAATATCATGTCCCAAAAGAATAGCTGATTCTTTCACCAGATCATTCACCATACCTTGAGCGGTATGAAAGTCAGATGGTTTCGGATACACTTTGTGAAGATAATTAAAGCTGATGTCATCGCCCACTTTATCATCGTAATGTTTAGCCAACATGTTGACATGATTTTCTACGTCAATGAAACGTATATCGGCATCCATCCAAACCTTCTCTACGAAGCCTGGATGCGTTAAAGCGCGACCCAGCCACTGCTTCAAGGGATTCAACAAACGATCCCGTATGTCCAACAGATCATCCGCAGCGGCATCCAGTACTTCCAGATAAGGAACCATTGGACCCGTGACGCCTTCAGGAGTACGAATTACATATTTATCCAGGGATGCATACGAAATTCTTTCCAACTTCTTAGAAGCTGCACTGAGATTTGCAGACGGTACAAAATGGGCTACCATAGAACTGTTGATAAAACGTTTAGCATTGTCGACAACGACAGCACCGAAACCTGTGGCCATGAAGTTCAAATTCAAGCGATTTTCCAAGCCGATAACTTGACCAGGAGCAAAATTCGCTAAAGCTTCTCTGGCAATTGTAAGGTCATGATTACCCATTTAGATATATCCTCATGGTCTAATAGAAATTGGGGTGACATACTATCAATTAAAAATTAAAAACAGACAAAGATAATATAGACAAACAACGGAGATAACCATGAAAGAACTTAACAAAAACTTGGTTCCAGACGGCAATGATTGCTTTATTGTTACTCTGTGCAAACTGGCTGATGTAGGAGCCGCCCCTAACCTGATCGAATGGATTGATGGTATCAATAATGGAGAACGTTCTGTGTATGGGGACTATATCCCTACAATGAATAAACAAAAGACCGGTATGTTACCGTTTCGTATCCTGAAGGTAAAATTAACAGCTCATCCAATTATTGGTAGTTTAGTAACTGCCGTTATCGGAATGGGTGGTACTGAAAGTGTTATTCTTTCTGACGGTTTAACCGGTGATCTGGGTGTTATCTTCAAACCCAGGTTTAGACACAATGATCCTACCAAGGACCTTATTACGTTTGATTTCATCAACAATTATGCGTAGAGAAAACCCATGAGCTTTTTATCTTCATTACCAACCATCCCAAAAATTAGGCCGATGTTTAATGTCGGCTGTTTGTTTGACATCGTTACAGGTACCTATGAAAAAGGTGCTAACGGTGAAATGATATTAAATGGTGGACAAGGACACATTGTTTCCGTTGCTGGACCAGGTAACAGTTTTAAATCTGTTATTGCCAATTACTTTAACATGACCATTGCCGATAGGTATAACTGCTATCAGTACAGTATCTATGATTCGGAAAACAGTTTGAAGTATACCCGTATCAATACTTTGGCCAGGCGATTCGTGAATCTGTCTAAAATTGATCATGGTTCAGAGGAGCTGCAACCTGGCGAAGTCAAGATCAAAGTTACTTCTGCAGGCGAAGTAATGGGTGACGAATACTTTGAACAGGTGAAGAGTATCTGTAATGCCAAAGTAAAAGATCGTGCTAAAATCATGATAGATACACCGTTTGTTAACAGCCAGGGTAAATACATTCCTATTGTTCGTCCCACAGGCGTCATGATCGATTCTCTCAGTCAGTTGGAAATCAGTAGTCTGAATGAAAAGATGACTGATAAGAATGCCATTGGTGACAGTGGTAATAATACCCTGTATATGAAGCAAGGTATTGCCAAGAAACAATTGATTAACCAAAGTATGAATATGGGTCCTACGGGCGGTTTGTACTTCACCTATGTCGCCCATGTCGGTGACGAATTTGAACTGGATCCTTATGCACCTAAAAAGCATAAGCTAACCCATGCCAAGAAGGGTAGTAAAGTTACTGGTACCACCAAAGCCTTTGAATTTATCAATGATGTTATTTACGAAATATTCAGTGTTAGTATTCTGAATAACAAAGAACGCGGTACAGGTGTACTTTATCCCGCTGCTGAAGTGGATAAAGAAGAAGATACTACTGACTTGATGTTAGTGACTACGAAGCCCACCCGAAATAAAAGTGGTCCGGCGGGTATTCCGTTAGAAGTCATCGTTTCACAACGTGAAGGTTTATTACCGCATTTGACACAGTTCCATCACTGTAAAACCAATGAATATGGAATCGTCGGTAACGCTATCAATTATGCGTTGTACCTGTATCCGGATGTGAAGCTAAGTCGTACTACGGTGCGCGAGAAAATTGACACAGATGCAATGTTGCGTCGTGCACTGGAAATCACCAGTCAGTTATTGCAAATTAAGCAGACATGGGCACCACTTCCTAATGATCTTATGTGTGATCCAGAAACCCTTTATACAGATATAAAGGCTATGGGTTTTAACTGGGAAGTTTTATTGGGTATGACTCGTAACTATTGGGTCTTCAATGAAGACGAAGGTAAAGACGGATTGTACTACTTATCCACCATGGATTTGTTAAGAATGCGTGTTGGCGATTATACGCCAGCATGGTACGAACAAGCTGTCAAAATATGGACGGTCAGAAAAGACTAATAATAAATAGGAGACTAATTCATGTCTAGCGGATACAAGCGTTGCATTATACACATGAGTTTAGAAGTGATAGCACTTAACGGTGGGCCAGAACCTGCCGTTATCTTTAAAAGAAAAGCTAAACGGTTTTTTGGTGTAGGTAACTTAGACGGTATGCCTGATGCCGATCAAGTAAAGAAGATGAATGCCTTTTGGCGTCATGTTTTAGATCCTATTCCTGGAACCATTTCAATTCGTGCGTGGTTAGAGAATATCAATTCAGTTGATGAATATATTACTCTGTTCCATAAAAACTGGTGTAAAGACGTTATAAAAACCGGAGCCTTACGTTAGTAGGGCTCCTTTATTTCTACGGTGATTATTCATGGGCAATCGTAAAGGTGCAACAGAATTCTTTATTGAGAAGATAAAGAAGTTAAACCCCAACTCATCCAATGTTAAAATGTATGAAGATTTCTTTGCAGCATGTTCAGACAAAGAGTTTGATGAGTTAATGGGTAAGATAGAAAGGGGAGAAGTCATCCTTCCTTATTTCGTCAGTAACTTAAATGAAGAAATAATACGAATGGAAAAGATTCTGGCCTTAGGAGATGATCTGGGTATCGATTTCTTCCAAAGAATATGGGTGACAGACCCTGTATCCGGTGTTCGTTTTTTGACGCCTGAAAAATATTTGGTCATTGATATGCCTATTCGTAGGCAACAACAACATTTGGTCAAGGGTAAGTCGGTTGTTGAAAGTAGTAAATTTACCGATCCATTATCGGGACAAGCCGTAGGTGCTTCTCGTTCTTCTAGGATTTCATTACCTGAACTGATGATCATGGAATCATCTGGCCATATTGATGCCATCGAAGAATTGATTAAAGTGCGTGGTGGTGATGTAGCCGCTTTCCGTGAAGCCCGGCGTTTGACCGTCGAACAAGGTGGGTATAATCTGGACGCTATTGCCAGTTTGAATAGTAGGCCTACCAGTACAGAAACTTTGAAAGCATTCTTCTTCGGAATGCATATTGACAATAACCTCTAACAGGAGATCTGTAGTATGGAGAAAGTTAGAACATTGCTATTTCTGGACTCCATACTGGATACACGTTTAGCAGTTATTAAGAGCTGTAATCCAACATGGGCAGAAGAACTCTTACAACAAGGTTATAAGACTCGATTGACAAATCGTTTCTCATATATTCTACCTACGGTATCCGATCAACAGATATCTAGTCGCTGGGTCAAAAGGGATTCTGAGATTTTAAAGATAGCAGACCCTACAGAAATACTCCACATGTTTTCTGCAAAAAGAAAAGAGAATGAGTTATTGGGTCCCGATCATCCGAAGTCCTTTGAAGCAGATGTTACTTTAAATACATGGCCTTATCGGTTATCATCTTCTGAGATAAATGATTTCAAAACCTGTTTACAAGAACTCTTCATTACCGAACACGTAAATGTTATCTACAGAGACATTAAAGTCTGCACTCCTTTATGGATACGTGATAATTTTGATAACGTGTATTTCTTTGATATGAATGAATGGTTGGCTATACATGCCCAAAACCTGGATAAAAATAAAGTGCCGGATGTAGTCTTTACCTTCCCTCTATGTTTATTGGATGAGGTGGATCCTAATGGTAAAAATCCAAAAGAGATTATCGATTATATGGCACTGACTCTTTCTAAACATTTCACGGTAGACGTATTACCACTGAAATGTTTTAGTAGCGCTATTTGATGAAAAACATTTTCAAAAATATTTGAAAAGTATATCATCATACTGATGAAGTTATACACTTCATGACTTTTTGTTTCAACCCCGGTATAAAAAGGAAAAGGAAAATGTCAAAATCCGACAATAAGAAATTCAACGATGTCAAACTCGGCTATATTCGTTGGTACCCGAACAGGGGATTGCCGAAAATCAGGGCAGAAGTCTTTAGCCCGTTTACCTACAAAGAAGACATTTTGGAAAGGTTGCGGTGGATGCATCCTACGGAAGTCATTGAGTTCTTGGATGCGGGTCAGAATGTGGTGATGACTGCAACGGTAAAAATGGTACGCGAAGTTATTGGTCATGTTACCACGGTTACTGATAAGTTGGTGGACAGCGCTACTGTGGATAAGGAAGATTATTCTAAGTTGCGTTATGCGTCTCCATGGGCGTTTTGGAAAAGTAAGGAAATCCAAGACATCGTTAAACGGTATCTGTGAGGGTGTATGAATACGAGAGATATGTTTCAACAGGCTGTTGGTGATCTGTCATGGCAGATTGAACGCAATAACCTTTTTACTGATCTTTATCAGAGAATGGTGAGTAGACCTGGCGGGATTATTCCTACCTATGCTTTATTGCGTACTGGTGGGAAAGAAACCGTTCTGCAGATGTTGGAGGAGTTAGACAGTAAGGCTATTGAAAAGAAAGATCGGGGAGTGGATGAAAACTACTCCTTGTTGAATCTGTTAAAGAACCTGACAGTATTGACCAATCTATCCTTTGGATTTACGCAGGATGAGTGGCGTAACTTAGTTAAGTATGTTGTTCTTACAACAGATGAAGCTTTGTACGGTGCTCCCCAGAGCGATAGTAAAACTGCCACAATGACGACGGATCAACGAAATGTGTATAACCTCATTATGGAATACCCATTCTTGTTGACGGTAGTATTGATGGAAAGTGTACTGGTAGAAATTGTTATTGAGCCGGCTCCTACTAAGACAAAATAAAAAAAGGGACGTAAAGTCCCTTTTATTTTTTTGTTTCTACAAATTGATTGTAGTCCAGATCTTCTATCTCTTTCCCCATCTCACCGGGAACAATTTCGGTAGAAGGTAATGGAGGTACAACAACCGGCATATCGAATGTACGACCACCTTTATCATAATAAGGGTTACGGTCTATCTTCGCTAGCACGTTAGCAATGGCTGTAGCCGTTTCACGATCATCACCAGAAATCTTTTCATCGGATTCAATCTTACGACACTGTACTGCCGTTTCGGCCAGTTCATTCATTAAGTAACGAGCGTTCTTATCAACGTCTTCTTTACCTAACAACATCCGCATACGTTTGGTTTGTACTGCTTTAATAATAGCCTCAGGGCTAATATCCAGAGGCTCGTCGTTCACTTTAGGATCCATGATGGGATACCTCCGATTTATAAATTATTTCAGATATACATTATTTGTATGATGTACTGTCTTTAAGGAATAGGCATATGATAAAAAACCCATTTAAACCATATTTAAACCGCTGGAGATGGCGACAGTTTAAAAACAATAACAGTAACGCAGATGGCTTATTAAAATCTGATTTGGAAACCGTGTTACTGACTTTAGAGTTTTTACAAAACTCGGAAGTAAAAAAGATCTCTCGACTAGAGTGTCGGGAGATTTCTGTGTTGATGGCAATTGCATCTCTATATGATTTGTTATATTTTCTGCGAGAATGCTCGATTCTACAGAGTGAAAAAGGTTTTATCTCTGCCAGAATACCGCCAATGAATACTGAAGTAGTTCCATTATCCACTTGGTTATCAATGCCCGAAGACGCTGGGTGGATAGTAAATGATTTATCGGCATCCGTAGATTTAGTGGGAAGTTACATTAAAGCTATTTATGCCAATAGAGGTGACAGTCCTAATACTTATTTGGAAAGGAGATTATCCAAAGTACTAGACTGTTTTATGACCATGGTAGAAGTGTTAGGGGATAGATCTTTTACCTGACGGAAGGAGTGATCGATGGCTGACGAGAAATCGAAAAAGAATGCCATGTTGAATCTCATCGAGCAAGGAGAAGAAGGAATTCACAATACCAATAATACGTTAGCCAGAGTCTGGAGAATTCTGCTGTATCGGTATGGCTTGACGGGACATCAGTGGCAAAGGCAGATAACTAAGTATCAGGAGAAGATCAACAAAATCTCTTCTAAGAAAGGTTCTGCCAACATGAAAGGAAATATGACGCGTAGGCTTGCTGAAGCTAAGTTGTCATGGGGTACTTTGATGCGCGGCTTTGCAATCATGGAGATTGATCGTTTGGAAATTACTTTCAAATGTTACAAGAAAAATGATTGTAGGGAAATAACAATGGTGGTGCTGAATGATGAATTCAATGCACTGGATGACGAAGATGAAGAAGGAGAAGTGTGATGTTGATTCTCACTCGCAAGAAGGGTCAAAGTGTAATCATTGGTAATGACATTGTAGTTACTGTGATTTCTGATAAGGGTGGTAAAATCAGACTCGGCATTGAAGCACCTGACAATGTCAGTGTACACCGTGAAGAGATTTATGAGCGTATCCAAAACGGTGAAGCGTATACTGGCGAGGGGCATGCCCGTACCATTCTTGAACGTAGTTAAGTAAATAGTTAGTAGCGGGTGCTGTTAAACACCCGCTACTAATTTTATGTCTTGTTTTTTTTTTGGATGTTAACATTATGAATTACTTTACCCCATTAAAACTTGCTTTAATGCGTTTAACGGTTGAGGAAGACGAACATGTTATTCGCATAAAAGGATTTAAAACGGAGGCTATCCGTAGAGACTTAAAGATGATTTGGGGTACGTCTAAAATAGGGAATAACTTATTTAGAAAATCATCAGATGTCAGCGTAGAGATTGATAAGTTCTATGGTCTGGAGTTACAATACATTTTATCCAAGGTGTATGCTGAAGCCAGAATGAGTCAGTTAGGAAAGGTGGCACTACGTATTCAGGAACTATTGCTAGAGAATACGTGGTTAAAGAAGACGGTACTTCCCTTCACCCCTTCTTTACAAACTAAACATTTATCACGTTTTAAGAAAAGCCCTTTACCTTCACAAGAAGAATTCTTTCATACGTATGATCGATATACACAACAGTATGATCTGAATGGTTATTTGCTAGCGGCTCCTCCGGGTAGTGGTAAAACACTTTCCGGTTTGATGTTGGCGGCGCAGAAAGAAGCAGAAACCGTTATTGTGGTGTCTCCTAAAAATGCTATCGATAGAGTATGGGCAGCTACCCTTCAAAACGAATATGTAAAAGGTCCACAACCTTTTTGGATCAGTAGTGGTAATGAACCTATTACGGGTAAAGAAGAGTTCATCATCTGCCACTATGAAAGTCTGGAACGTGTATTAGAACGAGCTAGAGCATTTCGTGGAAGACGCACTTTTATTATTCTGGACGAATGTCATAACTTCAATGACATTAAATCTAATCGTACCAATAACTTTATTAAACTGTGTGAAATCATTGCTCCTATTGGGGTATTATGGGCATCCGGTACACCATTGAAAGCAATGGGTTCTGAGATGATTCCTTTCTTGAAAACCATTGATAAGTATTTTAATGACGATGTACAAGAGAGCTTTAAGAAAGTCTTCGGTATGGGACAATCTCATGCGTTGGATATTCTATCGCATCGCTTAGGTATTTCTTCTTACCGTGTTGATAAAGCCACAGTTGTATCCGGGGATCCCATTGAAACTACTATTAAAGTAGACTTTGCAGATTCTCATCAGTATACACTGGCTGCTATTACGGTTGAGATGCGTGCTTTCATCGAAGAACGTGTGAAGTACTATAAGGCTAGGGAAGCTGAGGATAAAGCGTTCTATAATCAGTGTATTGAACTCTATCGTCAAACGTTGCGTAGTTCGCACGACCGACAGGCTTTAGAACGTTATTTACAGGGTGTTAAAACTGTCAGTAAAGTAACAGACTTACAACCGTATGGCGAATTGTTGGTGGAGTTAAATTTGTTTGAGAAAAACAATATACTTCCTAACCTACCGTATGATTATCGAGCACGGTTTAAAGATGTGAAGTCTGTTATCAAATATGTACACCTAAAGATTCGTGGTGAAGCTTTGGGACGTATATTGGGTAAACGGCGAGTGGACTGTAATGTGGATATGGTAAAACATATTAACTTCAGCGAAATCATTGATCGTTCTGAAAAGAAGACAATTATCTTTACCAGCTTTGTAGAAGTGGTTAAAGAAGTTGATCGCATTTTAAAACATCAGGGGTATAAGCCATTACTGGTTTACGGTGAAACCAATAAGAACTTGAGTAGCATTGTAAATGCCTTTGAAAAGGATGAAGATTTAAATCCTTTGGTGGCTACCTATCAATCGTTATCTACAGCGGTACCTTTGATTATGGCTAACTCCGTTGTACTTTTAAATCAACCATTTAGAAGTATAGAGCGTGAACAGTCGATCTCTCGTGTCCATCGTTTAGGGCAGGATTCACAAGTCCGCATATTTAACACCTTGTTAGATACCGGTATAGAGCCCAACATTTCAACACGTAGTATGGATATTATGAAATGGTCTCAAGATCAAGTCGATCTGATGATGGGTGTAAAAACAATGGGGGATATTGCTATCGAATCATTACTGAGTAATGTATTCAGTTTAGAAATGTTGGATGACATTGAAACTGGATATATTGAACATAGCCTCTATGATGACGTAGTGAGTAGTACTAGTTGGTAATACCGGGAGAGCGAAAGCTCTCCCTTTATTCCCGTTTCAAATACTTTTCAAAGATACATAATCAAGAGAACCTTCATTCATAAAGCCGCTCTGCGGTAAGGAGAACAACATGAAAAAGACTCAAATTAAAATCAGCAAACGTGGTATGTTTCGGAAACTGAAAGCCATGCAACAAGTATTTCTGGATGCCGGTAAGGTAGACAGTGCTAATGATGTACTAATGCTTAGCCGGGCCCTCGGTGTTAGCCTGATGGAAGACGAACCACAGCCTACCAAATGTGATTGTCCTATTCACCGGGATGAAAACATTGAGAATGACGAGTGGGAAGAAGTAGAAGTGGAAGAAGAGAACTACGAAAAGGATGCTCGTGAAGCGGTGGAATCAATCATGCGAGGTATCGCGGAAAAAGTCGGTATTCCGATTGAGAACATGCGGGCTGTTAACATGGGTACTGGTGACGTCATCACCGGTGAAGACCTCGAAGATGATGATAGTGATCTGCCTGAAGTTGCACGTCACATGAATCATGAATACGTGGCTACAGCAGCTAGCATGATCGATCTGGCACTGAAAGCGATGTATGATACACGTGGCGATCTGACTGATCCCATCCGTGAGAGTCTGGATATTTCTATTCAGGGTATTATGAACCCTAAATATATCAAGACTGTTGCTGATGCGCAGTATGTCACCAAGGTGTACAACGATGCTATGGGTGAAGAGTTTGGTTTGCTGTTTACTGGACCTTCATTCGTCGGTGATGCCCCGGCTGAAATGTTGGAATTTTCCTTTATTCGCAGGAATAAAGAAGAAGCAACAGAAATACACCATATCTCCTTAGTGGGTGGTGAGTTAGTGAAGAACAAAACTGTCATGCACTGATAAAAAAAGATGACAGTTTGTAAGAATATGTGAAGAAAATTAATTGGTATTGCCTGGCCGTTTGGGTTGGGAGTCAACAATAATGGTTAGTTTATTCACATATACCTCGGTTGGGAGAAATGCATTTCCCGTCTAATTGCGTGAGTACTTCACTATCGGTGGAGAGGCAGCTGAATTAACAGTAGCGAAGCGCAGCCGACATATAGTACATGGGTCGGTAAAATCCCTCCCATCACTCATGTACTTATGGGATCAAGGGTGTGACGGGGGGAGGTAATACTCCCCCTTTTACTTTTAATTCGCCGGAGTGATGGAATGGTAGACATCGGAGACTTAAAATTTCCTGCCGTAAGGCGTACCGGTTCGAGTCCGGTTTCCGGTACCAATTTACAAGAGGTGTGTATGTCAGAAGATGTCGTTCGTTGTAAAGATGGTCCGCTGCGAGATGAAGAACGGGAGTTAATGGCTCATCGTTATCTTTATTACATACTTGCCGAACCAGTCATTACTGACTACCAGTATGACATGCGCGAAAAAGCTTTCCGGGACAAGATTGGCGAAGATTCAAAATCGCCGATTATGCTCCCAGGATCATCTTTGGAGAGTAGTTATACCGCAGAAGAAGTAACAACTGCTTTTTATCTACAATCTGTAAACGGTTAAAAGAAGTCCCGTCTGACAGAAGACGATAGGGTTGGAAAAAGTACATGTCAATCTACGGCCGTAGAGACAGACCTCTGTATATTAATTTGCGTATAAGCAGGGCCGGTTTCCTAACACGAGGATCGTTGGCGCTGGTACGTATTAACAATACCCATCTGTGGAGCAGTACATCGCAAATACTTAATGTTTTGCGAGCAGGCGCTTGGAGAAGCCGGGTAGATTTCTGTATATTGAGCGACCCTCTTTATACAGCGATTCCGGATCTTAAACTGTCAAGTATAGGAAATAGTCCGCCTCCGATTATTTCCCGAAGCACTATTGCGTTCGGATGGTTATTACTGGAACTCAGTCTTCACTTCGGTGGGCTGAGCTATTGTGGAGATTGGTCATATGGTATCGCCCAGTGATCAGTTGTTGAAGCGACGGTAGTAGGACTCACAGTCTGGTGTCGGTACTAGACTACAGCTAAGGTTGAGCTGTAATTAACATAAATCCACGGGGCGTTGGTAGTACCCCCCTTAGTACCCATACGGGTGTTAAGGTACAACTGACTATAAGTGATGGTCGTGCATTGCCTGGACGGCATTCGGATGGGGACATCTGAGTGCTGTCTGGGGAGTGTATTTTATTTTGTCTAACTAAGAGGAAAGGAAAATGGAACCAAGTTATGTTGGTAAAGATATCAAGATTTTCGAATACCCGCAGCCGATAATGGAGATTGTTTCGGAAGATGGTAAACATGTTGTTACGGTACGCACGCTGGAAGACGCCAAAGCAGTGCTGGCTAGTGCAAACCGTTTTATCCAATCTATCGAAGGGATCCAGGGGGATGTAGATACTGAAGCCAAAATTTCACATTTCGATCATCCGACCGATGATTTGGAAGTAGGGCACGCAGTGGTCACTAAAGATGGTTCACATCTACGTTCAGGCAGACAGGAATATGGTGGAGCTGTTGTTGCTTCTTTGGAGCCATTTGTCCTGGTTTCTTTAGACGCTGACATGCGCTGGGAAAGTACGGTGACGAAACAAGACTTCCGAGCAATAGGAAAGGTTTCTGATCGGGTATTAAAGAAGTGTAAAGAACGTTTGTAAACTCAACAAGGTATCCATTCCGGATACCTTTTAAACTCAAAGAGAGGCCGTCATGAAAAGTAAAACAATCTTATCAAAACATGCAATGGTACGAAATCATCAACGTACCTCTATGCATGAAAAAGAAATAGTACGTCTGTTAGGTGAAGGACGTGTAGTCAATACTGGTAGTAAGCCTGGATTGACAAAGAATCATTTGTTGTTCTACAGCAAAACGGATGATGCCTGTTTTGTGGCTATCCAAGATCAGGTAGATGGTAAGATCGTTACCATACTTCCTCTGGATTACCAAAGGAATTTGGCTTGGAAAATCACAGAAGAACAACAGGTCGAGGCCAAACGTCTGGCTGTAGGTATGCCGGATACTGATGATGATGGTAACACAAAAGCCATTATTATTAAGGCACACTACTATGATGGATACAGTAATAGTCAGAAAACGCGGACGATTTGCAAAAAGCCGTCGGTTTTTTGTGATGGAGAACTCCATAAAGTAGTGAAAGACGAAAGTATCGTAGCTGAAGTAGAGCGCATATTGGAAGAAAAAGCACTGTCATTGAAAAATGTTTTTGCTATTTCAGCCAGACTAGGGGAAAACGGTAACCCTGTTTTCCGTGACTTATAACGCAATCAATCTGAAGGAGATGTATTATGTTTGTAGTAAAAGTGGTAGACCTGATGAAAGGAACGGTTACCGATTGGGACGTAACAGAAATGCAAACTGTAGATGACTTATTCTATCTAGTTGAGGGGAGTGGTAGCTGTGATTGTAACAGACATTCTCGAATCAATCCTGCAGAAGAGACTGTTCCATGTAATAATTCCCGGTACATCATTGTCGACTATAACTCAGACTTTCCTATTTTGGAAGAAGATTTTCCTGCAGGTAATGTTGAAGGTTATCGGCTAAGTCGCTCAGGTTTGATTAAAGCGATGAATGACGATTATAGCGACGATGACTTTGTTAAAGGTATGCAGATCTATGAAACCTATAAGGAAACTGAAGTTCAGAAATTGTTGGGTCGAAGAAATCTGGTAGCTATTGACAAAGGAGCTTTGCAGATGGCAATTAATGTGTTAACCAGAAATGGTAAACACGAACAAGTCACTGCACTGAGAGAAAGTTGCGTTGACATCGAAGATAATCTGATTCCTTGGTATGTTAAACATCATCCAGGGATAATCGATGTGCATAAAGAAAAAGAATCCTAACGGGTTCTTTTTTTTTTCTAAGCTTTTTCAAACCTACATTATCCAAATGACCATACTAGACTAAGGAAAACAGTTTATGGCAATTGTAAATTTACAACGAAAGTTACCGACACCCTTTGGCCAATATCTTAGAAAGCTGCGTATTGATAAAGACGAAATAATGGCCGTTATGGCCCGGAAGCTAAAAGTATCTACCGCCTATTTAAGTGCAGTAGAATTGGGTAAGAATGATCCTACACCAAAACTGGTGTCATTGATCTCTGTTGTGTATGGACTTAATACGCATGAGACTGCAAAGTTACACGACTTAGCATTGATGAGTTGTAGAAAAATAACATTATCACTAGAAGGATTAGATGATGATGTTAAAGAGTTAGCAATTAATTTTGCTCGAAACTTTCACAGGATGTCAGCCGAAAAGAAAAAGGTATTAAAGGAGATATTGGATGGAAAGTGAAAAGAAAGTAATATTGGTCGGTGGGGCGTCATCCTTTGCCAGAGCAGCTGTTACAAAGGCCTTACTGGAAGGTGGTCTAAATGTGATTACTACAGAAACGGAAGAAACTAAGAATAGGGGTAAAACAAAACCTCTTGACCTTCCTAATATCCGTTTAGAGGATTACGATCCAGTAACGTATAATCGCAAAGTTCACGGTACTACCAACGGTAAAAGGAATCAGCCTTGCCGGTGCGGTAGTGGAAAGAAAACTAAAAAGTGCTGTGGCACTATGCGCGTGAAATAGGAGTAAACTATGGAACCTTTAATAGCTATCATTGCGATAATAGCGTTCTGCTATTTGCTTTATATTAACAACAAACAACAAAAGGATTATAATGATTCATTGAGTCGTCTTGTTAATCAGCGAATAGAGCAAGAAGGTATAAGGTCGTTGTATCCGGAAAGACAAATCTCAACTGGCGGTTACAATAATTATCATCCATTGGGCGGGGTTACTATCAATGACGTAATCGACAGTATGTTGATAAAAAGAAAACGTCATAAAGAAAAGATTACCATGAGGAAAAGAATTCGAGGTAATCGCAAAGTTGTGGACGTTCGACGGAAACTGGTAAAGAAGAGAGGACTCTATGTTTGAATTGTTTTTTGAGAAGGAAACATGGTTAGCATTGTTCGGTGTCGTTGTAGCTCTGGCGTTATGTCTTTCATGGCTGTATGCTAATGCCAGACTAAAGCAGGTGGTTGAAGAAGAATACCTCAGCTTCAATAGAGTGGATTTGGCAGGCTGTAAAAGTGAGTTACAATTAATCTCTTCTGAGGTTAAAACAGTGAGTGGGCCTGAAACATTGTTTGAAAAACCTCAAGTACATGTATCGGAATTGCTGTGGGAAGATACAGTCAATAAACTTTTCAAACTCCAGCAAATGGAAGCTAGTAGAAAACGGCAACGGCTCTCTACCGACTTCTACTGGATTCTGGATAGAACACCACGCTCCGACTACGTTACTCTACAATCCTTAAATGAAAAGGTTTCTAGACGAATTTATCAGTTACGTGAAGAGGACAGGAGAGTTTGTCAGAGTACTATAAAAGGTTTTTGTAGGAGACTTGAAAAGAAACGTGTAACAGGGGTAGTCCGTGATAGAAAACGTTTTTTGGGTCGTTAGTACGGTAATAACTCTTTTAATTCTAAAAGAGCTTTTATTTATAATTGTGCCAATACATGGTATGATTATTTCGTTGGGCAGACATCTACTAAGAGGAGACAAACATGTCTGATAAAAAGAAGGTAGCAATATCCAAAGATGTGATCGGTATTATCGGCGACAGTAAATTCCGGGTAACTGAAATTACGCTGAAGACGGTAACGTTGATCAACACCAAGTTCAATAACGTGCTGAAGCTGGATCGTATCGCCTATGAGGCAGGGACTGCAATCAAGGGCAACATCGCCATTGAAGAAGGTTTGGAGCTGGCTGCAGGTGCAGTTATTGTTTTTGGTGAAGATGGTGTATCAACTGAAATCGTAACGGCGGCCGAAGCCGGTAACGGTGCTACACCCAGTCGCAAAACTCCTCCGGCATGTAAAGAAAACCCTAACTAAATCCACAGGAGTCCTTCGGGACTCCTTTTATTTTTTGGAGTGAAAGGAATTATGACAACGGTAATCGCTTATCAAGGTCGTGTAGCTACTGACCGCAAACTGCGCATTGAACCCTATTCTGGCGAAACGTATTTTGCTAACGGTAAAAGCAAAATTCATAAAACAGAGGATGGCCGTGGAGCCTTTGTTTTCTACTATGATTTACCAACCGCTAGAAACATTCCTGTGATTATGCAGGATTTCATGGATGCTATCGTTAACATGCATGTAAATGATACGTATCCAATTATCAGTATCAAACGGGAAACACTATTGGTTATACCCGTAAAGATGTATATGAAAATTCTGATCAAAGATACCATTTATTACTTTGGTAGCTTGGATTCATATCTTGAAGATAACAAAGTTAAACAATCTAAGCCAGGTACACTCTTTAAACTTTATCTGGCTGAGATTCAGCCTGAAGACTTTATGGCCGGTGGTACCGGAGGTGAATACGCCATTGGTTTACATCTGGCAGATCCCAATTTACCACTGGAAGAAATCATGCGACGTGTTCCACTGTTTGACAATAAAAGCTCTGCTGAGTTTGACATTGTGGATTGTAAGACGTTGAAGCCTTTGATTGCACCAATCAAAACCAGGAGAAAGAAAAATGTTAGCAGTAAGTGATAAAGGAAAGTTACATGTCCCACTATTCTACAGCAAACCAAACAACATGACTGTTAGGTTTAATGTCGAAGATTGTAAAGAAGGAAGAAACTTTAACTTTCCTCTCTTTGGTGATTTCGAAAAGTGGCTGGTCTTTCATCAGGAGATCGGTGAATTCACGGCTAAAGATACCGATAAGGAAATGGTATTGCCCACTATCAAATATTGGGATATGTACCGTGATCTGTTGAGTAAGCAGAGCGAAGTTCGACGATTTGAAATGATTGAGTTGACGCACAGTCGTTTATCTTCATTGGTCTATGATTCTGAGAAGAAGGAAAATACAGGATTATCATTCAGGTTTTTGCAGGGTATGCCGAATGTAATGTATTATCGGTCTCCTTGGTTGATGATCGAACAGCGGTTTGTGGCGGCTCATTCTATTTTCAAGAATGTACCAAAAGCAATTGATCTGGCATTAACCAGCTGTGGTGAGATGGGGTATAAAGGAAACTATGCCGTCATTGATCTGGACCGGTGGTTTAAAGAAGGGGTGATGAGTTATGAAAGATCATGAGTTAGCTGAACTGACGAACGAACTTACATCGATTGCTCAACTCTACGGTAGAACTCAGCAGTTAAGGGAAAGGATTTCCTACTGCTTGAAAGAACACTTGGAAAAGGCAAATGTGCTAGAAGGAAAACTGAAGCCTACATGTGACCATCGTGAAGGTGAACCGCATAATGGTGCAATGTGTTTAAAACCAAAGATATCTCAAGGGGGGCAAGACGATGCAAGTAAGTAATGCGAGACAACAGTTTATTGATTATATCACCACTACACCGCTATGGACATATTGGTGTAAGATGTTATTTCGCGGTATCTCTATGGAAGAAATCGATACCCGAGCCCGCAAAAGTTTATTTCAGTGTAATGAGGACGGAACTTTCAATACACAGGAAATAGAAGAAGTTTTCCAAGAATGGTCTGAAAACCCCACCAAATTTCAGGAAGAAGGAATCCATGAGTACCTCTGAGTTATCTCAAGACACAATTCACATCATGGATCTAGATACTGATCCCCGTACTAACCTGTATTATTACCAAGGCAACTTCTATCATCCGGTAGATGTGTCAGGCAGAATACTCGGTCAAGTGCGGGGTGGTATTAGAAAATTCATGCGTGAACACAAAGCACTTTTTGAGCATGATCGGCGACAGCCGGATTATAAAACACTCGTTCAACTATTTGAAGAACAATTCCCAGGAGAATAAGATGAAATCAATATTTCAATTCACCCCGTTGTTTCCAATGATTATTTTGGAAGATATGATGTCCATTGCCTTTACCAGTACCGTAAACCTTAACGGATCCGGAATGTTTACCTGCGAAGTAGTTTGTACACCAACTTCTAAAATTGCCCGTGGGCTTACCTTGAAGATAGTGTACAACGGTAACAATAATACGCTTCGGACCTGGGCTACTGATATTGAGAATGATGGTAAAGTAATTAATAATGGTGCAGTGATAAAACTTTCTGATAAGGTTTTATCATATCCACGTATCAAGCTGGAGCAGGCCATTGAAAACTTTACGCGTACAATCATTGATGATATCAACAAGGATATCGTAAAAACGATTGTAGAAAGGTGTGATACCTATCGTGAGTGTGAGTACACTGAAAGTGCTATCAACGATTATCTCATTGCCCATATGGAAGGAGATGTCTGAATAAAAGGTAGCTTCGGCTACCTTTTTTTTTGTGTTTCAAATACTTTGAAAATACATATACTACATGTGAACTGGTATAAATAAGTTATGCCAAAATTAATAAGCTGGCAACAGCGAGGAGTAGTTATGAGTAATCCAAAGTATGTAAAATGTAACGCGGTTTATGTGGAAGGTGCTGACACACCTGTACAGTACCATGATGTGACGATTCCAGAAGTGTGGTCATATGGAGAAGTGGTAAAAGAAAATGTCACAATTAAGGTGTTACCTAATGGTAACTTCATCAATGAAGAGGGGATGGAAATGAACGGTCGTTGCCTCGTTCTTTCCATGGATACTAAAATCTCAATGAGGAAATGGTAAAATGTGGTGGATCATTGGAACGTTGGTTTTCCTCTACATATTGGGAACAGGAGTTTCCAAGTTTGTAGAGGGTGTCAAGTCAGGCTTTAATGGCCTGACGTCGGACGCTCCCGAGATAGGTACCTCTACTCCGAAAATAGTAGAAGGGGCTAACTACATTGTAGTTTGCCATTACCTGTCAGCCAATTGCCACATCTATGTGGAAGTTGGTGCTTCTATACCTGCGGATAGTATTCGCATGTCGGGAGCGGAGATACTTTACTCCCTTAACGGGGAGACCTGGTTCAAGCAGAACGGTGGAGCAATCCACTATCCTGTCTTGACGAAATAAAAGGAGTCCTTCGGGACTCCTTTTTTTTTTTCACGGTATGTACACCGTTGGATTACTTCTAGCAACAGCAGTGGTCATTGGTTCACGCTTGTACATCTTATCAATCTGTATTGTGGATGCAACATCGATACCGTCGTAGTTAATATCATTATATTTTAACAATGTTAACATACCTTCATTGGCACCTAAGAAGTGATTATGACTATTTAGGTAATATTCACCGCGATTCGGTGAATTAATCAGGATTTTTTCCCATGCCGGGAAGATGTAGTTAAAATCGTTTACAACACGTCTAGCGGCTGTTCGATAACCCTGATCCAGATTCTCATCTCCTACCCTAAAGTTCTCCATAATCAAACCTATGCACTTGTAGCGTAGGTTCATGCTAACCTCACCAGGATAGTTCTGAATGACACTACGAACACTGGTATAACTACCTTTCTTAGCCGCTATCTCAATCCCTTCAGTGACGATATAGTTCTTAAACTTATCGCCTAGTGGAGTACCTTCGATATACTGCCAAATGTCAGACTTAGAAGAATATTCCAGAATACCATCAATGATTCCCAATGTCAAACCACTTTCAGTAACTTCATCACCGAAGGGTAAGTTAATTCCGTATTCACGTGCCTTGTCCAATCCGTCTTTATAAAAATCCAGATCAACAATCTTACCGGCATTCTTCATAAACTTTAAACTGGACAATACTTTAGAAGGTGCGAAACCAGCTTCACGGGCTTTAATCCTGTCTTTCAGTCTATCCATATCGCGATCAATATCCTTAAGACCAATGCCATTAGCCATTGTAGTTTTAAGGTCAAGACCACGCGGTAATTTATTCTCCATCGCAGCAGCATATTGTGGTAGTGTTAATCCTGAAGCTTGTAACTTAGCTTGTAGTACAGGATCATTTTGCATCCTAGCAATTTCATCGGGAGGAATTTTGTCTGCTAACGTAGACATCTCCCGTTCAGTCAATGGTTGTGCTTGACTAATACGCTGTATCTCACTAGGATCATACGGATCCACACGCGTTAATTCTGCTGCAGGATTATTCTCAAAGCTATTATTAGCTAAACGACCTATAGATGTCATTATGAAAATCCTCGATTATTTAATGAACATATCATCACATTCAGTAGACAAAATAAAAGGAGTCCCGAAGGACTCCTAAATAGTTTAGTAAAAATTGGCATCCATTGCCACAGCATTCATTAAGTTCCCGGGTAGGAAGTCGCCATGAACAAAGTTAGCATAAAAGTTAGTCATGCTAAACCATGCGTCCCAGTTAGCTCTGGACAAATGCCATTGTCTAATCAAGTTAGGTCTACGGTAGAATTGTTCCGGTAAACCAAGACCTGCTAATACTGCCATGTAGTCAGTAAAGTTAGTATCTTCATTAAACAGGTTTAAACCAAAGGCGTCTTTTAAACCGACTTCAGTAGTGATTGGCATATGCAGCATTTTTGATAAGTTCGTAATACTGAAACTCACATCTATCGCCGTAGCTTGATCTCGAACGTTCCAACCCACGTTACCTTGACCACGGGATATTGTTAACTCACTGATCAATCCCAATTGTACTTGGGCACGTCCCTTATGCCACAATCGACAAAGGAAAGGTGAGGTGTATGAAGCACCACCCGTAGAACGTGGTACGGCTCCAGCCAATATCATTGCTAACGGGAAGTACACGTTAATGAACAAACTCATGGGGTTACCATAAGGAGAACGTAACTGAATAGTGTAACTGTTTTGTGGTAGGCTGGTTGATGAAGAATCCCAGAAGTCTGGAATATCGGCAAACGCAGCACCACCTAACGCATTCAGACCCTGCAAACCAACAGAGTTAGTAACTCCTTGGAATACACTCTTTACGCCGCCCATAAAGGATTCAAATATATCCGCCGCTAAGTTATCACCTATGTTACCACCAGCTACGTTGAAGACCATGTTCTTGGCTTCACTAGATGTTTGGTTCATGGAGTCAGCTATAGAAGAAGACCGGGAACTGTTACTGAAAGATTCAGAATAGTTGTTATGGTGATCTACAATAAATGACGCCCACGCCATACCGTCGCGAACGGTACCCATAAAAAAGTTATGGTTTTCCGCCATAAAGTCGCCGATGCCGTCCCAGAAACCTGTTTCATTACCGGAGTTCTGGGCATTCCCTTCTGCTTCAGCAGCGTGTGCATTATCTGACAACGACTCAGCATCTTCTGCAACTGTTGTACCGATAGCTTCAGCATTATTCTGTTCAGCTTGTGGTACAGTCTGACCTTGACCCTGGGTCTGTAGTCCTACCAACTCTTTTACTTTATCGATACTACGTCCAATGTTCTCAACAGCAGCTTCACCTGCTTCACCGGCTGTTGTAGCATCCAATAGCGAGTTGTACGCTTCTTGAATAGCTTCACGCTCTTCTTCAGTTTGAGCTGGAATAGAAATATCTTTAACACCAACACCCATACCGACATTAGAAGCTTTATATTCTTCAATAAACTTCCTTTGGTCAGCTGCAGTTAATACACTGTTAATTTTATCCCTATGATCTTTTATGTACTCAATAATCTTGTTATATGAATCTTCTGCCGAAACAGAGTTTTCAGTGATTCGATCGATTTCACTACGATGAGCATTTGCCAACCGCTGATACCGAGTAGCTACTGCACGAGCATCAATACCACCGCTATCCAGTCTAAAGATGTCAGGTAATATCTGACGATAGGCTTCAAACTCCTCGGAAGAAATTAATGAAGAGTCGGGAGAAGCATCTTTACCGCCGGTAGCAGCATTCTGCTTTAATGTTTTCTCATTTTCATATTTAACAGGATCGTAACCGGGAATCAAACCCATGTTAACCATCATCGCGGTGGTAATGGTTGTTACCATTGTCCAATAGACATGCATAGTAGGTTTCATGTAATAATAACGGCTACTAGGAATATGTCTCAGATAACGACTGATGTCCTGTACTGTGTGTATAACTTTCATTGCAGCTATTACAGGAAATAAGAAGACATACCCCAGAAATTTACCTGCAGTATAACCCAAACCAATCATGATACCTTGATTAGCTAACAGACCCATATCGTGGTCATAGAAACGGGTAAAGAAGTTACCCAATGAGTTATACATCGGTACACCGAAATCCATATAGATACGGTTAGCGTGTTTATCGATAGACTCTTCATAACGTCTACCCATACCACCGTTTAAAAGATTGGCACCACCGGTACCTGACATTTCAGAACGCGATGAAGCCGAACTTAATAGGCATTCAATATTCTGATCTGCGAATTCTGTAAATTGCGGTCGGGGGTTAATCGAACGATTACCCCCTAAAGTGGTATCCGCAAAATTTAACACACCTTGCGTAAATTCCCTACTACGCAAGATATGTTGTTTACGACCCTCGTTTATACCTTGAGTGTTCGCTCCCCGGCTGGGGATGAACATTACTTGTCGTACCCAGCTACTATCCTTTTGTTCTTGACGGAGAGCTTCATTTGCCATTTTTATGCACCTACACTAAGATCTATAACGGAGTTTACTTTAGTGGGACCACCCATAGGAGATCTACCACCACCGGCCGATGCCGCAGCACTGGCTTGATTTTGTTGATCATATCGCTGTATTAATGCTGCCATGAGATTGTTATTCTCACGCATCAACGATATCTGTTCATCACGTTGAGCGGATGAACCTTTGCTAGTATCAACAATAGTTTTATTTAATGGATCCAAGTTAGGTGGAGCAACATTAACATTTGTTGTTCCTGCCACAACTGGATTACCGGAAGTAGTAGCAATCTCACCTTTCACCGACGGAACTGGTTGTGTTCCTGGAGGTGTAGTTTTGATAGCCGCGATTTGCCCACTAGTCGCTTTAGGTGGTGTCGGGATGATCGGTTTACTACCCATATCATCTTTTGGTTTTTCAGGTTCTCCTGCTTCCACCACCATATCCACGTTACCCTTATCCAAACCTTTAAAGTAAGCGATAGGGTTCAACGGTTTAGCATCATTGCTAGTAGCACCTGCATTGGCATCTCGATATTCGAAATGTAAGTGCGGGCCTTCAGAACGACCTGATGTAGGTAATCCCTTGATACCGCCAGAGTAAGCAATCTGTTGACCGGCTCTAACAACGGCACCCACTTTAATATTTGGCATTAAACCAGACAAATGGGCATAGCGTGTAGATGTACCGTCATCATGTTGCAAATAGATAACTAGACCATACCCTTTCAGTATTTGTGCAAGCACTACACGACCGTCTGCAGCAGCATAAACCGGTGTGCCGGCAGGTACTTTAATATCAATACCTTTATGCGCTTGCTTAGCGCCAGAACCAAAAGGATCTGTGCGTGTACCGAAGGGAGAATTGACTTTAGCAGGTTCAGTAGGGAACAACAGTTTCGGTGTCCCTTTAACACCAGCTCCATTGAGTTTATTAAACTCTTCTTGTAAGCTGGAATCTTGAGCTTGCTTATAATCGTATTCTTTAGTCTTTAACACGGCACCCTGACGCCGCGCCTGACCTAAGTTACGTGCATTGGCCAAACGACGTTCGTCTTCTTTCTCTGCCTGTGTCTTATCACGTTGATAATCAGAATCTTTATCGATGCCCAATGTTTTCTTAACAATGTGTTTGAAGAAGCCACCCACAGAAGTTTCTTTCGTGGTTTTATTTTTGTCTTCCTCAGCTTTCTCTTTCTTATCTACTTTAGTAGCTTCATCGCCGTCTAAGTTTTTACCTTCTTTCGAAGCCTTAATAATGTCATTAGACAGGGATTGAATAGAGTCAGCAGTGTCTTGTAGTTCAATTTCTTTCCAAGGAGATTCCATAACAGAGTATGGATCCAGCTTTAAGGTTAAAGCTTCTTTGGTGCCAAACTGAACTTGCTTCACGTAGTCTTGTTTTAACTTAGGTGTCATCTTGTCATCGACATCAAAGACATTCAACTTCTCAATACGTTTAGCTGCACGCATGTGCCAAATGAATACTGGTAAGAAACGATAGTAGAACCAGCTACGGAAACGAGCTTGTTGTTTTACGTCTTCTTCATCACAGCCGAAGTCGTCATGAAATTCTTCCCAGATGTCATGCCATTTAAAGCCTAGTTTAAATCCACCATCAGGAGATAAACGGATTCTACCAATAACTCTTTGCTCGAGGTAGTGTATTTCTACACGAGCATCTTTGTTATTAATAGGAATACCATATTGCAAGAAACGGAGTTTCTCAATCGGCTTCAGTTCTTTACGGCGACGTAAGGCTTCTTTGATTTTTTGACCACCATATAGTGCAGCGGCAACACCAGCACTGGCCCAAAGTAATGCTGGATTTTTCAACATGAAGCCACCAACAACACCGGCACCCTTACCAAACTTACCTATTCCTTTAGTGCCAAAGCCCAACATCTTGCCTAAACCTTTGGCGGCACCACCAACCATCTTGGCTCCACCTTTCAGTAAGCCACCGACAGCTTTAGCACCCCCCTTCAATAAACCACCACCAACTACAGCGGCTACTTTACCTAGACCTTTAGCAGCTCCACCTATGGCACCACGCAACCATTTGCCTGCACGTTTTAGTTTCGCTACTTTAGCAGCTAGTAAAGGTGCTCGACCAGCTTGTCCTACACCACCGGGGACAATGCTGAATAGTGCCTCAGTAAATTTATCAAAGACATAGAACTGGAAGAATTCACCGAACATCCCAAGGATACCGTCTTCTGGATCCTCTTTCTTTTCTCCCATCTTCTGCTTCCATGCCGGAATAGCAGCTTTAGCTTTAGCAACAACATTCGTTACACCCGCTTTAGCTTTTTCTTTCCGACGTTGCAGAATATCTCGCCAGCTACCTTCAGTGTCTCCGTCACCATCAAGATCCATCGCTGCTTTAGCTGCATCACGTTTTGCTTTCAATTTAGCAATAGCACGATTCTTTTTATCAATGATAGCTTCACGCATAGTTTCCATTTTGGCTTTCATACTAGCACTGGCTTTAGCAATAGGAAGTTCTGATTTTATCAGATCATCATCTTCACCTGAGACAGGGAACGCTAAACGCATATGTCTAAGTATTTTATCTAAACGAGTTTCGATACCGCTATTGAATCCGAATCCGGGTAAACTACCTGCAGCTCGTCCCGTTACACCCAGTATGGTACCGCCAACATTCTTGGCAAGTTCCATAGTAAACTTACTGGACTTGTACATTATATCCGCAGCAGCTTTTCCGAGACGATAACCTTTAGCGATAATCTTGCCAGCTAAGCCAGTACCTTCAATGGGGTCACCTGCACTATCCACAAGACCTTCTTGAATATCTTCCATGGATAAGCGCATTTCCATCTTCATATCAGCTCCAACAGAATACACAGGACCATTGATCTTATCGTGATGATCAATAATGTTACCCAATGCATCCGTGTAGCCACCATTCAGGAAAATGATTTTCCTCAGTCGAGGACCTTCATTCATTTTTCCTTTGACGTAGACGTCAACGGGAGCAGTTACTGCTCGATAAACCTTTCTAGCAATATTCTTACTAAAGTCTAATACCGCTTTTGCCGCATCAAACTGAGCCAAGAAAAGATTGCCTGCTTTGGTTCTGAGTTTTCTAAAGAAACCGTTTAACTTAGGTCGTGTCATTGAGTAAAGATCTTTTAACTGATCCTTAAAGACAATAATACTACCGGTAGAAACGTCATAGATGTCAACCGCTTCACCCTTTATCTCATCCCAAGATTTGATAAAGACACGTGTACCATCTTCTTTAACGTAGTAGTAATGTCCTAAACGCATTTTGGCTTCGGTCAATAGAGGACTCTTCATTCCCTTTACGTAAAGATCAGTTACCATTTCTTTACCGAGTTCAAGTCTGTCGGCAACATGCGCACCGATCCAACGAGCAGCTTTGCCGCCCATCTCCATACCTGGCTTCAACATCTTATCCTTGAACTTACCAAACATTTCGTTACGAATATCGTTTCCTTTACGAACACCTTTCCATAGTGCACGGAAACCTTTATTAATAACCTTCTTACTGTCTTTACCGAATTGCCCCATATATCCTGTTTGAGATACGGTTCCATCGGAATTCACAACGTAGCCATGTTGGAGGGCATCAGAAATCTGCATGAGTATTTCTAATTGCCTTTCCTGATTAGCACCGACTAAACTAACGCGTAATGATTCATTTGCCGAATCAAAGGCTTCATAGAGTGGATCGATACCTTTACGCTTAAACATAGACGCTTTGTTTCTATTACCATCTTGATCTCGACCAGAGATAATATCTTCAAAGAACTTACGACCACGTTTATCAACGACTTCTTTAGGGATAACAAATTCACCCTTCTTCATCAAAGCCGCTACAGTATCTTCATCATTAGGCGTAGTGTTCTTTCCTTTATTAACATCTCCACCGTCAGCGAAGAAGGAAAGTTTCTCACCTGCTAAAATCTTCTTAATCATTTCAGCTTTGTAGTCTTCATTAAAGGCGCTACGTACACCACCGGAATCCGTTGTTACAAATCCAGCATTTCGTAGACCTTCTAAACCACCAGCCATTTCCCCCTTCACTACATCTTGGAAGTTGGGTGTAGCTGAAGCTAATTGATTAAATAAAACCATGGATTTTAAGTAATCGTCAAAGAACTGAGGATCTTGCCCTTTAAAATAGTTAGCTTTATTTTTAGCCATTTTAAGGAAACTGTCATCCTCTTGTCCAGCAAACTGACTCAACTTATATTTGCTTTCCATAAAGGCAGCAATTTCATCGCCATGTTCCCCACCCATATCAGCAAAGACACGTGGGTCAAAGTATTCCATATTACCCGATTCTTTGGTCATACGAAGTTTTAATGCAGCCAATGCACCCGGAGAAAGCGTTTTATCCGCTCCCATAGTTTTTGTCAATTCATCTGCATAGGACTTCAGGCGTGTATCCGCCTGTTTCTCAAATTTACTACGAATATCAATTTGTTGTTGTTTAGCAGTAATAAACGATTCGCGCTCATTAGACCAAACAATTCTGCTAGCCTTTTGATCCGGAGGAACATCTCTATTGATTGTTTCCAGTTCTACCAGCATACGTGATAAATAACCAGGAATAACTTCGATCAATGTTCTGCGTGAAAGCACATCCCAGCTAGCAGTAGCCAATGCATTTTTATCTAAGTTAGTGTTGACAGATACTTTGTCCTCACCTAACATTCCGTCACTACCAGCAAAGTCAGCCAGAACTTTCCATAACCAATGATCACCTTTCTTCATCTTGGTATTCAAATACCGAGGCAAAGATTCAACGAAGATATTCGCCATGTTGTTGCCTTTCTGTAACTTACCGGCAACACGTTTATCTTTTAAGATGTCTTGGAAGAATTTTGAATTTACTGCTTTCTTGGCTAATGAATCCCTAACCATATCGCCGGTAGCTGAACCCATCATCTCGTACGGATCCATTCCGAATCCGCCAGAGTCTCCATCCTCCAATCCCGATGAATCAATCATGCCGTTAACCATATCGGACATCATGTTCATCATTTCAACAGCTTCTAGTGCACGAGACTTAGCACCTTCTGCAATCTTAGAAGGTAAGTTACGTAACTTATTCATAGAGCTATCAGTAACAGCGCCAATCAACCGTTCTTTACTCTGCCGCATGAACTGTTCATTTAACTGAACTTTCATTTCATTAGGCAGTGCGGTGTTCTTAACAATGACCTTTAACTGCTCTACCATCACCTCGTTAGTTTTCTTAGTGAACGCTAACAATTCTTTTGAAGCAAAGTAATGACGATGTTGTAGTTCTAATGACTTACGGTGGTATTTAGCAAGAACACCGTCTTGATAACCGACGAGTCTACCAATACCTTCAGAGATCTGACGTTGCACTTCGAGATTGGTACTGAATTGCTTTTTAGCAATATTCAGCTGCATCTCTTCTTTGGCATCGTCTTCTCGTTTACCGAGTTCGGCAGATTTCTGTTGAGCGTCAAAAATACTGGTTAAGGTTTGAGCAATCTCTAACTCTTCACGATTTGGAGAAGCGTATCGTTCTTCTTTAGCCGTGGCTCTTTTTAAACGCTCTGTCACTGATTTTGGTAATATTTTCTCGGCGGCAGGTATTGTAAGACGGCCTAATCGTTTAACAGTTTGGATAGTCGGTTGAGCGGCACGTATCGACGTATCGTATATATCGCTTACGCTATCCTTAACACCTTTAGCGGTACCATAAGCGTTCTTATAGCCGTCAGGCATAGCTTCAAAAGCTACCTTCTTAACGAAGCGGCCTGCTCCCCGCATAGAGGCAATTTCACGAGCTGCTGCCGAAGCAAACTTCGTGACAGGTTTACGATCATCGCGCATGTCCATTGGATCGAAATCAAAATTCATGTCGCGATCAAAATCGTCTAGACCCTTACTACCATTAGGGTCGTCATCTATATCCCAATCGTCTTTAGCCATTTTATCCTCCTAACGGGAATAATGGTTTTTACTTTAATTTTTTTGCTTGAGGACCTACCCATGGCACAACCAAAAGAACCTTTCAACATAAAGCTACTGGATAACAGTAGGAATAGGTTGGCGGGGTTACTTCCAGTTCAGTCAATGGACATTCTGGATACCGATGGTAACTACCATCCACAAGGCCTGTACTCAACAGAAATTTTTGGAAAGCCAGGTGAAAAAAGTCGATTAACTCGACACGGCTATATTGACATGCGTACCGAAGTATTGCATCCAAAAATCTTTCTGGAATTAACACGTCTCAAGAACTTATACGGCGGAATATTAGCCGGTACTACCTACGCTGTGTGGGACGAAAAGATAAAGGATTTTGTTAAGAGCGATATTCTCGATGGTCAAACTGGGTACAGTTTTTTCATGTCCCATTTTAATGACATTGTCTTTGAAAGAAACGAGAGCTCTATTCGTGAGCAAAGAATTATGCTCGTAGAGAAATATCGGTCTAAAGCACTTTACCGTTATCTAGTTGTTCTTGGCGCAGGCTTGAGAGATATTGAGACGGAGGCTGATGGAAGGATGGTCGAAGATGAAATAAATAAGCTTTATCGGAAGATCATGGGGGTCGCCAATACAATAGCAGTCCGCAGTAATAATAGCAATGACCCTACTTTGGATACCGTTAGATGGTCATTACAGACCACGTTTAATGAGATCTATCACTACATTGAAACCATCTTAGAAGGTAAGCGCGGCTTCCTTTTATCTAAATGGGGAACAAGGGTTGTTCACGGCGGTACACGAAATGTAATCACTGCTATGGACCCTGCACCTGCAGAGTTAGGTGCTCCCAACTCACTCAATGTTAATGATACTATTTGTGGCTTACACCAATATCTGAAAGGTACTGTTGACCTATCTATTTATGGATTAAAGAGCGGTTACTTTGGCGATGTGTTAGGTGCATTACCGGGTACGATTCCTTTGGTGAATAAACAATCTTTGAAACTGGAATTGGTAGCCCCTACCTCTAAGACTAAAGAGAGATGGGGAACTATGGATGG